CAGATATACCCTTTTCATCATTAACCATTGCCAAACCGCCCTCAAAATTTTGTGTACCTTTTGCCTTTGGTACTCCGCTTGGTGTCGCAACGGTACCTAATGTGTAGTTTATTGTACCTGTTGCAACGGCGTTTTCGGGTTTTGCAACATCACCTAATTTATAATCAATCGTGCCGTCTGCCTTTTCATTTTCCGGCTTTTCAACATCACCTTTTTCCCAGTTGATTTTACCGTCTGCGGTTATTTCGCCTAATTTGTTGCCTCCTAAATCGTTAATATCAAAACCGCCTGTATCTACATTAAATGTTATGGTAACTTGGTTGTTATTGATTAATTCCTGTAGCTTTGAATCAGCCGTATCTAATACAGAAATATCGCCCTCGGCACTGACTTGTAATTGTACATTGCCTGCGTTATTTATTTCCTCGACAGCATTTTTTGCGTTCTCGATTGCAGACACATCACCGCTTGCGTCAATTTCAATATGTTTATCCTCAGGCAATAATCCCAAACTGTGCGCCAATGCGTCAACTTGCTCTGTGCTTAGTCCCAAATCGCCACCTAAACTTGATAGGTCTTTCACTAAACCACTTACATCACCCGACGCTACAGCTTGTTGAATATCGGAAAAACCGTTTTTCATTAATGCGGCTTTCGTGACTATTTCCTCTGATGTTAGTCCGATTTCTTTACCTTGTTTGACAAAATCATTTACAACAGCGTCTAATGCGTTATTATTAATTGCACCTTGTAGGTCTTGAAAACCGTTTTTAAACAGCGCTATTTGTGCGGCAATGTCTTGATTTTCAAATCCCAAATCGGTCATAGTTGATTTGATTTGTTTACATACATTATCAACTGCAATACCGCCACTTTCAAAGACTTCTTGCATATTCTTGAAACCGTTTAAGTTCATAGATTCCGATGTAACCACTTCCGCTACAGCTTGTAGTGATTCACGACCGTTATTTGCACGTTCGTCCATCTTTTCAATGCTTGTACTGATTTCGTTATATGCAGCTTTTATATTGTCAACCTGCTTTTGAACGTCTTTCATTTCTCCGAATGAAAACTTCTGGCCTTGCATTTTTTCATATGCCTTTGAAAATTCACTGTCGGTCATTTCATTTACAAACGCATCTCTCGCTTGTATGGCTTTTTGGCGTCTTTCTTTGTCACCGCTTGCATACGCCGCGGTCATTTCTTCTTGCAGTTGTTGGTATTTTTCTTTAACATCAGTTGCTTGTTGCAACCATTGACTCATTTCTTCTTTTTGATTTTTGTAGTCCATACCGTAGGAACTACCTTTTTGAAGTGCGTCGTACCCCTCTGATACTGCCTTTTGTGCCTTTTTGCCTGATGTTAAATCCAATGCGTCTTTGATTTCGTTCGCACTGTCTTGTGCGTTTGATACCGCCAATGCCAGTGCTGAATCAAATTCGCCTGTATCAATCATCAATTTTATAGTATCGGCATTTGTGGTCGCCTTGATTTCCTGCATAATGTCGTTTATGCGGTTTTTAGCGCTTTCGAGTTCTTCGGGATTTAATGTACCGCTGTTGATTGATTCGTTTAGTTTTTCGTATTCACTTCGCAGATTTTCCAAATGCGAAACTTGGTTGTCTGCGTCTTGCCACTGAGAATATAATTCCTTGTAGCTTTGACCCAATTTTGCGTTGTTTTCAATAGCCTCTGTAACGTGGTCGGCAACAACCTTATACCCTGCAACAACCGCCGCAGGCGCTAATACTGCACCGAATATCGGCGCTAATGCAGAAAATGAACTGCCTAACCCCGCAGTCGATACTTTTATCGCTGACGTTGCGTCTGCTATAATAGGCAATTTATCGCTGATTACTCCTAATCCCTCAACAAAATCGCCTGCACCCTTAATCACTCCGACACCGACTTTTGACAATGCACCTAAAGCAATGACCGTAGCACCAGTATTAACAACAGCACGTTTTTGTTCGTCGTCCATTTGCGACAATCCTTTTGCAAAATCAGCTACTGTGGTACTTGCGTCTTGTATTGACGGCAACATTGTTTCGCCGATACTTCTCGCCGCCTCAATAATATTGTTTTTTGTGTTCGCCAATTTTGATGCGGTCGTTTCATTCTTTGCGTTAAATTCTTCTTGCAATGCCGTATTTTCTTGGTATGCGGTGTTTGAACGATTGACACTCTCGGTTACTAAATCATAACCGTTGACTAATGCCATCATAGCCTGTATATCCTGCGTATTGTTTATGCCTAAATCATCTAACGCAACAGTTAGATTTTCGGCAGACTGCAAGCCTTTTAATAGTCCGTTAAATGCACCGGAGCTGTCAGTGTTCCACTGCTCTTTAAATTCTTCGGCACTTTTACCGCTATACTTTGCGAATTTTGTCAAACCCTCTCCGCCGCTTGCAACGGCTGTTTCTATGGACAGCCACGTACGACCTATCGCACTACCGCCCATTTGTGCCTCAATTCCCAATGAGGACAATGCGGCGGAATAACCCAACACGTCCGCCGCTGACATTCGTACAGATGAACCGTATTTACCCATACGCAGTGCCATTGACGCAATTTCCGATTCAGTTGTAGCACTATGGTTACCCAAATCAACGATTGCACTGCCGATATTACGGATTTCATTTTGTCCGACACCCATAACATTCTGAAAACGTGCCAATGTTGCGGCACCCTCTTCGCCGACCAAATTTGTAGCCGACCCCATTTGTGCCATTACCTCGGTAAAATCAACGATATTATCGGTTGTAATACCTAACTGACCGCCTGCCGCCGCAAGTTCGTTTAATTCTGCCGTTGTCTGTGGAATGGCCGAATGTCCGTTGACACCTGTCGTGGACATCTGTATTATCTTTTGACGAATGTCCTCTAATTGTTCAGGCGTGCCGTCAACGGTTTTCTTAACATTCGCGAAATTGTCCTCAAATTGGACTGCCGCTATAGCTGACGCAGAACCTAACCCCAACGCCGCCGTTGCGGCATACTGTATCGGTTTTGTGATTGTATCAATACTTTCGCCGACTTCTTTTAAACCCTTTCCGGTCTGTTGCCACCTCTCGGCATTTGCGACTTTTTCGGCGGCTTTTACTCCCTTTTCGTATTCTTCATACTGTTTTGTAGCTTGGCTGACTGCTGTTTGTGCGTCCTCGTACGCCTTTTTACTGTTAGTTAAATTATTCTGTTGCTCTTGGATAGCCGAACTTACTTTTTTATGTTGCTTTTCCAATGCGTTCAATTCAGTAGTAGTCCACTGTATAGCGCGTTGATTGTCCATATATGCCGTACTACCCTTGTTGACAATTTTATTTGCGTTTTCTAATGTGTTTATCTCATTTTTTTTCGCAGAAATCATATTTTCAATGCTTGACTTCTGCATTTTCAACGCATTTACATTTTTGTCTACAGATTTAACGTTATCCTCATATGCTTTTTTAGTTTCTTGCAGTGTTTTACGGCTTTTTGCTATAGTGCTTTCAGTCGTCTTTAGCTGATTATTGTATTTTTCTAAACTTTTTGTTCCGGCTGTACCGCTGCTCGCTTGTATATTCGCAAAATCCGCAAGTTGATTTTTGGCACTGCCTAATGTAGCCGCCAAATCCGATGCGTCACCCGTTATTCGCACTGTAATTTCGCCTATATCTGCCATTAAAACACCTCCTAATTAACCAAAAACAGCCCGCAAATACGGGCTGTCGGCTACTGTTCTGTTATTTTGCGTTGTATTTCCGCCGCTGTTATTGTTTTCTTCACTCAATGCGTCCAACATTTCAAATAACACTGTCGGATCTTGCCTGCCTACTACGTCGGGCATTAAATGATGTGCTTTAAACATAACAGCGTAAATATCTCTTAGTTTTTCTCTGTTTCCTTGTCCGCTGTCACTGTTTCCTGTTCTTGCGGACTTTCGACGTTTTTTCTTGTCATATTCTCAATATACCATATCCACGCTTGCTTACACATTTGCATTTTTTCGGCAGGATTTCTGTCTAACACATCTTGTGTTGCCTCTGTTCCCTCAAATAGGTGGTCTACTGCTCCACCACATAGTCTGCCGATACTGTCTGTTTCCCTTGTAACGTGAATTTCCTGTATTAAACACATAGCCTCGAAATCGAACGGCTTTGATACGTACTTTTTCTTTCCCTCTGTAAACGATAAAACTTTTTGCATAATATATTCCCTTTCTTAATACAAATTTAGGGACACTAAAACTAATTAGTGTCCCCTCTTTTAATGATTTTATGTCGTAATTATACTGTCTGTGATTGTTCCTTTTTTAACTGTTCTGCTGTTGGCTTATACTTCATATCCTCAAACCACTTTGTAGCAATTTCAGCCTTGCCCTCTGCTGTCAAATCTGTATCATCAATGTAATAATACATATCGTCATTGTTATCCGGTGTGACCGCTGTAAATGTCGCCTTGGCTGTTTGGTGGTCTACACTTCCGCTTGACGGTTTTGTTTTACCGCCAACGTTAGACGCAAAACTGTATTTACCCTTGTAGGTTCTGAAATATCTGTACGAACCGTTGTTGTGTTCTGTTCTCCACGCTACACCAAAATACGGTGCCTCTGTCTTGTTATTGACTGCGATACCGCCGATTTCGTCGACTTTCAAACCACGCCACATAGCGTCTACCTGTGGTGGAATATCTGCATTTTCGATGTCGTGTCCCGGTTTTTCAATATATGTGCTGACTTCGTATGCGTTATTATCAGCGTCGAACGTATCACTGTTACCGCTGTCGGTTGGTGTGATTTGAACAGTACCCGGCAACGTATAGCCTGTGCCGTAGGTTAGCTCTGTCACTGTATCTTGGTCAACCTTGAAAAATGTATATTTGTCAACACCTATTGTTGTCGACGGTTTTTTAACTACTGTATTTTCATTTGCCATTTTTTAAATCCTCCTAAAAATATACTTGTTTTGAAAATCTCATTGCTTTGTGTCTTACGCCGTTTTCGGGTGGCATATCTCGCGACAATTCACGATACCACCCTGCCGCCTGCATAGCCGTATCAACCTGTATCGCTATTCGACTGCATTCACCGCCGCCGTTCGCCCATATATCTATTGATACAGCTGTGTTCTGTGCCTGTTCCGCATTGTCATAGCAAAAACCTGTCGTTGTCGTATTTTCATAATAGCTGATAACGGGCAGTTCCTGTTTTTCGTCCGGGTGATAAAAACAAACGGTGACGTCCTCTAAATTCATAGATACTAAAATATCGCGGATAATTTTATTTACGTCTACCATTCAGCTTTACCCCCTTTAACATCAATTGCAATCCCATATTCCAATCAGCTACATATGTGACTTCATAGGTTTTTGTATCTGTTATCAGATACGCACCGACCATTATATCTGAATTACGGGGACAATAAAACACATACTGACAATCAATTTGCAGTCCGTAATCTTTTGACGCCATATCACCGCTGTACGGTTGTAAATCGCCTGTAACGGTACTTTTTTCTATGATGTCGTATGTGTTTTCGTAATCGTCGTAATTCCCTTTTACGGCGATTTTTGCCGTTGTGTTATCAAACACGCTAAATATGTTCCGATAGTTTTCGTTTGCTGATGTCACTTGGCAAAAACCCCTTTCGACAGCGGTACGGTTTTAAACGTGATTCGTATTCTTTCAAAAATTCGTCGGTGTCGGTTGACGCTGACGACGTTTCAAATGATACGCTACGTTTATCCTCTGTAACAGACTTTATGACTTGCGGTGCGGCTGTTTGTCCGTACCCTTTTCGGCGGTACATTTCCGCCGCCATTTGAGGCACAAGACTTTGTAGCTTTGTCGGTACTTCGGCTGTGTGACAATATGAATTTATTAGATTTTCCATATCGTCAATTAAAAAGGACAACAGGTAATCTTGCCCGTCGTCCTTAATTCCTAACAACATTTTTGCTGTACTCAAACTATCCATTGTATCAGTCCTCTTTCTTTCTGCGTGTCGGTTTCTTGGTTTCTTCCACCGTTTCCGCAGTTTCTTCCGGTTCGTCCGCTGTCGGTTTCTTGGTTTCTTCCACCGTTTCCGCAGTTTCTTCCGGTTCGTCCGCTGTCGGTTTCTTGGTTTCTTCCACCGTTTCCGCAGTTTCTTCCGGTTCGTCCGCTGTCGGTTCACCGTCTGCGACATAATACCCCGACGTCAGATACGCACGGATTTGAATTTGATTTGTCAGATTGACTGTATCAGTACCGTTTGTCAAACGCATATGTATCGCCCCTTTCTTTTTATTCTGCTTTTTTGTGAACGTAAATAGCGTTCTTTTTGTTGTCTAATACGAACGCGTCGTAGTAAACTCTACCCTCGACAAGCCAACCGTTAATACCCGGAGGATTGTCGTGGATTTTGTATTCTGACAACTTAATCGGTGATGTTGTTGCGATTTTGTGTGTGATGAAAAACAAAACGCCATCCGGCAATCTTGTTGACGGTGCAACAACAATAGGAATACCGTCAACCATACCGACTTGACCTTTGATTGCAATGTTCTGTGCAATATCGCCCTGCTTGATAAATGAATCATCTTGCTTGATTAACTTGAAAAATTCAGTTGATACAATCGCTACTTTTCCCTCCGGTACGTTCTTTTCGATTAGAAAACTTGTACCGTCCAAAAATGCACTGTACGCATTTTCTTTTGTGATTGCTCCTGTTGCTGTTTGTCCTGCACTTGCGCAGATTTTTGCAAATCTGTATGTATCAATTTCCGGTACGATAACCTCTCTGATTTGACGTTGTAGGGCTGAACCTGCACTGTTTATCATTTGTGTATCGTTGTAGTTTCCTCTGTCGATTGTGAACGTAAAGCTTCTGTCTTGGTTCATTGTTAGTTCTTGTACGGTGTTCTCTAATTCCTTTGGTGTTCCGTAACGGTTTGAACCCTCTTTTGTGTAGTCGTTCATTGCCGCAGTAGGTACAGAATACACGTTTACTGTTTTAACACCGACAAAATCAAAATTTTGGTTTACAACGGCATTTGACATTGACTCTTTTGAAAATCTTTCGTCAATCGCCTTTGCGTATTTGCTTGCGTAATTAATAGCCATATTTTTTTACTTCCTTTCTTTGTTTAGTTGATAAATCACGCTAAAAACGGGTCATTTTCCTTGTTGTCCGGCTCGTTGAACTTCGGCGGATTGCCTTTCATTCTTTCTGTGACCGCCTTTTCTACCGCCGCATTAAAATCCTTTTCAAATGCGTCAATGTTCGCTTTGGTTTCTTCCGCAGTCTTACCGCACAAACGCTCGGCGAAATTTTTAGACAGTCCACGTTCCAACAGTTGGTTTGCAGTTTCGGCAACTAACTGTTTTTGTGCAAATTCAGATTTTTCCTTTTCAAACTTTTCACGTTCGATACGCATTTCTTCTTTTGCTCTGTCGTCCTTGTTCAGCTTTGCCAGTCTTGCCGCCTCGTCCGCGTCTTCTTTCCATTTCTTTTGTGCCTCTTCAACAGCTTTCTTTGTGGCCGCGTCAATATCTTCTTGCGAAAATGTCTTTGCAGGCTCCGCAGACGGTTCGCCTTTAGGCTCGTTCTTTGGTTCACCGTTTGGCTCGCTGTTTGGCTCGCTCTTTGGTTCACCGTTTGGCTCGCTGTTTGGCTCACTGTTTGGCTCTTTAATTGGTTCTTCCATTGATTAAATCAATCCTTTCTTTTAAATTTTGGTATAAAAATAGAACCTTTTAATGTCTTGTTCAGGACAACACTTGACCCCGTGTCGGGAGATATTCGGACCACTACTCCTTTCTGCTATGTGTATGTTGTGCCTATTCTCACACTATCACCGCCTTTCAATGAATTAATTATATTTTTAAATATTCGCCTCTTAAAATTTTCTTTGCTTTTTCCGCCTCGCGACGGATTTCAAAACTTGTCTTATCTACAAATAACCAACCGTGAAACGGCATAAATTTTTGTCTTTTTCCCTCCGGTTCAAAATACGCCCAATCAAAACCGTGTCCAATAATTTCGGGTGTGCCTATTGCCTCCCAAAAACTATCTGTAACAGGGAAAAATCCGCAGTTAATCATAATGCATTGCTTTTCTCTGCTTAATGTTTTTTGTGCCTCTCGTCTACCCTGTACACGGGCATTTTCCAACTCTCGGTTTAACTCTCGCTGTGTCATAATTATTTTACCGAATATCTTTCTCATAAAAATCTTCCTTTCTTTTTTCTCAATTAATTGCGAATTTGAATATCAAAAAAGCACGTCTGCAAACGTGCTTTTAATATTTAATTTATATTTAGTTTTTTCTTACACACTCTTTTTCATTAAATCATATCGTATATAATTTTTTTCCGATATTATTAACATCTCCCGCCAACAATAACTCTGCATTACTATCAATTAATCGTTTATGATTATTTATCATCGCTACTGATAATATTTTAAAGCGGTTTCCTTTTTCATCTGCAACATATCCCCCATTTTTTAAGTTTATACCGTTGTCATTGATTTGTACCGATAGATTTTGTCCAATTTTCAATGAATTTATTATATTCATATCACACACCGCCTTTTTCATAGTATAGTTTTAATTCATTTTTGTAATCATTTAAAGCCTTTTCTGTTTGTTCGACCTCAATTTTAGTAAGTCCGTATGCTTTTTGGTATCTTAGTAATTTCTCTTGTGCCTCTATTTCACACTTTAATCGACTAATATAACTTCCATCATTTTTCCCCGTTCCATATTGAGCGGAATGTATAAGCTCTTCAAATACACTGGCACGACTAGGTTTTTGACGTAATAAAATTGTATGCGCATCATATGTAATTGCTTCTGCAAATTTACTATCCAAATATTTATCCGTTTCCTCGCTCATTTGAATAGTTCCTCCCAACTTCTTAAACCTTTTAATTATTTTTTGAAGTTGCTTTTTGGGCATAGTTTCTGATTTATTATCGTTCTTTTTTCTTTTCATCTCTATTATACCACGTTTTTCACTATTTGCAACAGCTATTTTACTTCTGTACAGGCTTTTTAATTCGTTGTATTTCTCACTGTCATTATACTTCAATTCCTGCCATTTGTCAAAACTTCTCGGCACTTCTTTTGTGCCTAATACTTTGACGTATTTCGCGTGTTGCAGTTTGTCTGATGTCTTGTTACTGTCTTTACGTTTTGATAGCTTTAAAGCCTCTTTCTGCTTGTCTGACAGGCTGTTGTACCATTCTTGATATGTGACTGAACCGTCTACAATATCATTTTTACCCGTCAGCGGGTCCCTTGCTCGACGATTTTTTAAATCTACCGCAATGGTTGTTGTACAACGACATAACGTGTGCAATACAGGATAGTTATATCCCTCTCGTGCCTCCGACAGTGGCAACACCATATTGTCCCACTGTTGACACCGTTCACACGTTCTATAGTCCAATGTTGCTAAATATCTGTATTGCTCTGCCCCTATGTCCTCATATGCCTTTAAATCAGCCATTGCGTGGATATGTGATGCCTCTGTATGTACTAACCTTGTAGCATTGTACTTTTCAACTTGGAACGTTGTAGCCAGCTTGTCCGCCGTCTTGCTCCACGCCTCGCCCGACATAAACGATTTTACAACCAAATTTTGAGCCGTTGTTGCCAGTCTGTCAGTATTATCCCATATACGTTGTGAAAACTGTTTACCGTGCCATTTTGTACTTACCGCCGCATTTATCGCATTTTCATTCAATATAGCAAAATTAATACCAACATCAAACTGCTTTGCGGCATCATCTATAACCCCGTAATAGCTTTCTTTGTACACCGCTTGCAGTCGCTCTGACAGTTTCTCTATTTCCTTTACGGCTACTTTTTTTATTCGGGCATATATAACAGCTTTGACCGCCTCATAACGTTCTTTACGTGCGGCATAGGCTCTGACAGATAGCCCGTCACGTCTAATATATGCTAAAATATCTTGTCGCGCCTGTTCGTCGGGTGCGTATTCCAACGATTTTATCAGTGTTTTTAAATTATCTTCCTGTTGTGCCTGCGTCAAGAAATATTCTGCGGTTTCGTTGTCAATGCCGAAACGCTTTTGAAAATTGATTTTGATTTTCTGTATCTCTGTATCTATATCCGACAGTGCCTCGTCATACAGTTTCAAAATTTCTTCTCCTGTATAATTTGTTCCCGTTTGTACCGCTATTTCTCGTCTTAGGGCGGCATCATTCCAGTATTCCTCACTTTTCATACGCTACCCCGCTATTTTGCCTTTGATAATTTCTACAATGGTTTCTTCATTCGATTTCAGCGCCGGAACTAAATACGGTTGTGCCGCCATTTTGTATGTGCCAAATTCAACGTACATAGCGTATTCTTTGTTCGTTCCGACTGTGCCGGTTGTTCCCGACACTTCCGACGTTATGGATTTCTGTAATTCCCCCGTATCAACAGGACACAAACCTCTTGCGTCAGCCTCTACAACTTTGCAACTTTCGGCGATACCCTCTGACAGTTTTTCGGTTAGATTATTGATTTTATCATCAATCATTGCCTGCACATTTTCCAATCCCTCAACGCTAAACTGCATTACCAACCGCCCCCCGACATCATATCGCTATTGTTGTTCAGTTGCTGTTGAAATTCGTTTGCTGTTTCCTGCCGTGCCGCTTCCGCCTCTTCCTGTGGGTCAGTTACAAAATCCAACTGTGCTATCAGTGTTTCGGTGCTAACCATACCTTTTAGGTTTGTAATCATTTGTGACATTTCGTAATTGTTTACAGGCAAATTGTGTGTGAACACAAAATCAATCCTGTGTACAGGAACTATCGGCGTATTGTTTTTTAGGTTTAAAAAATGATTATACAGTTTAAAACGTTCTTTCAGTCCCTTTGTGATGTAACCCTCTTTGTCTTTTGTTTTCTGCTCGAACGCCAAAATCTTGTACTTAATCGCCACACCGCTTTGGTTGTTGCCGAACTTTTCATCTGACAAATCCGGTACCATTGATGTAGTGAATATATCTTCTTTTAGGTCGTCACGCAGTACCTTTGTGTCCGCCTCCGACAGTGATTTTGACAAATACTTTGCGTCGCCGTACTCGTCGTTATCGGTTTGTAAAATCTTTTCGCGTTTTAATGCTCGTGCTTGCTCGCTGTCTATTTCAATTCCTTTCAATAACAGCATAGCGTCAACGAACTGTTCTTTGTCGTTTACACGGTCCGACATCAATTTGTTATATCCGTCTATCAGCTGTATTTGTTGCTCAAAATCGCCCTGTTTTTCCTCGTTATTGACGTACTCTATCATAGGTACGCCACCAAAGAAATGTATTGCTTGATATGTCAATTCAAGCGTGTTCCAATTATCCTGTTTTGACTGATATGTACATATTTCGCTATCCGTGTATATATTGCAGACAATACCCGTTACAACGTGATTGACGTCGTATGTTTTATAATAATAAACACCGAACAACGGAAAATGCGTACAATCGTCGTTATATACGACAAATGCCTGTCGCGGGTCTATTTTGACACTGCGTGGCTGTGAATTTCCGTCCGAATATACTAACTCGTACCCTCTGCCGTATATGCTGACATTCTTCACAATTTCTTTGTCAATCGACTGTATATCCTGTTCCAAATAGACATTTATAATGTCGTCAATATTGTACCCGTCAGACGGTGTATAACTAACAGGGTTGCCGATTAAATATGCTGTGCTGATGTCTGTAATGTATTTTGCGTGGTTCACCATTATTTTATTATTCGCCAATCCGTCCGCCTCTCGTTCTCGGTGACAAATTGCGTGATTTCCCCTGTAATAGTTCATCAATTTTGAATATCTGCCGTTACGACGTTCGTGTTTTTCGATTAATTCGGCTATCAGTTTGACCGTTATACCGTCTTTGATTAATTCTTCGTCTAATCGCATTAATATAATTCCTTTCTACTGCGTATCTTCGCGGTTTTGTTCTTCATATCGTTTTCCAACGCATAACGCACGGCGTCTATGGTATGGTTGTTTTTGTCCGGAAATTCGTCTTTAAATCCGTCGTTTCCGTCCGGTTCCAATTCATAGTTTAAAAATTCCTCTGCCGTTTTCGGACAACGGATATTATCAATAATGATTTTATCTAACGACTGCAAAAATTTGATACCGTAGTTTACGCTATCCGGCCCTTTCTTTGCGCCTGTTATGCGCAGTCCGTACCGTTTCATTTCCGCAATACTCTTCGGTTCTGCGCTATCAGCTATTATTTGATTTTGCGTGTTCTTCTTCGTTTTTATCCTTTCCGCCGCGGATTGATTTGACATACCTACTTTGTAAATTTCGTCAAATATGTACAGTGTTTTTCGTTTTTTGTCATAGTGACATTTTACATACACAAACGGGTCCGCCGCATATCCGAAGTCGATACCCTCGCGGATTTGGTCGAACGTGTCAACGTGTTCATCAGACAATCTGACTATATCCACATTTGCGAATATTTCGCCACCTGTTCCGGTGACTTCCCCCAAATACTCGTGATTGTATGCGTCTATGTTGCGTTCCTTTAGGCTTTCCGCCTCTGCAATGAATTGTGTGCCTAACCATTCCGGCGGAACATCTAAATAGCAACTATGATGTGTGTAACTGTGTTTGTCAACTTCTAATATGTGTTTATTCACCCAATTACGCTGTGATTTTGGCGGATTGTATGAATAAAACACGACAAATTCAGAACCGCCACGCATTAACGACTGATTGATATTACGGATTTCTGCAATGCCGTTAAATTCCGCAGTTTCCTCATACCAAATATATTTTAAATATCCCTTTGATACTTTTGTCGATTTTAATTTCTGTGGTTTATCTGCACCACGAAATAAAATTTTCTGTCCTGTTGGTTTGTATACCAACTCCAACGGACTTAATTTCTGTTTCCACAAATGCGATACGCCCAACTGCTCTATCGCCCAAACTAATTGTTCATACACGCTGTCTTTCAGATATACGCCAACTTTACGGATTGCGACAGCGTTTGCGTCTGCGTTGTTCATTATACCGTTTATAATTTCAATGGATATAAACGACGATTTTGTTGAACCTCTGCCACCTTTCAGCCAATAGTGCGTATATTTTTTATCGTGTAGTTTTCTATGCACCGGATAAAATGACGGTGCGATTTTTTCAGATATTTTAGTCCCCATTTTTTTCACCCCCTATATCATCAATAATAACGACAGGTCCGTCATTTTCTATCTGTGTCCTGTCTGTAAACAATGCGTAGTATTTACCCAACATTTCCGCCGCACGCAGTCTGTCTTTGGCAGGCGGTTTTCCCTCTGTCAGTTTTTGAAAACCGTCACCGACAAATATCGGGATATTGTCAACGTTTTCGCCACGCATTACCGCCGTGAGAAATTCTATGACTTCGTTCGCCTGTGCTGTGTTTTGCTCGTGCAGTTCTTTCAGACGTCCATCAATAGCCTGTTTGATTTCATCTTTCTTCATCAGCCTACTTGCCGCCTGCGGTGCTGTTTTTTCACTGTAACCTGCCGCAATAGCCGCCGCGGTCTGATTTCTCTTGATGTCCTTTACATATGCGTCAACGAACATTTTTTCTTTTTTCGTCATAGTTTCTCACCTCACTTTGTTAATATATTTTTCGCTATTTTTTAATTCCTACCATTAACGCGCGCGTGTGCGTACGCAAACACCTTAACAAAACTTAACAAAAAATTAAATAAATCCGTTTTTTGTCAACGCACGTTCTAACGCTCTGCGCTTGTGCCGGCACTCACACCATTTACGATTATTAAATCGCCATTTGCATATGAATAGCCATTTTGAAAATTTGTATGTCAATCCGTATTTTTTTGATTGTTTACGGATTTTTTTATTTGTTTTCGTATTTTTTTCGTAATATATTTTCATTGTTGGTCCTTTCTGCACTAAAAAAGCGGTGGAACTTTCCGCCGCTTGGTTCACTTTTTTATTTTATTGGTTAGGGCGGCAATATTTGAACTTACAACGTCCGCATAGGTGAAAATATCACCCGTGCAGTGTTCTAACCTGTTGAACTACGCCCTATTATATTTTTTTGCAATCAAAAACCGCCGTTTACACGCTACGGCGGTTCTTCGATTGATAAGAGGCGAAAAGGATAAATCCTCTTTGTGAATTTTTCACATTATCATAATATCACATATTAGTGTCCGTTTTTGTCCGCGTTTTTATTTTTTCTAAATTTTTTATTGCGGACATATGTATCTCGTATACTTTCGTACGCTCATAATGCAGTTCTTCGCATATCTGAAACATTGGTAAACCAACTATGTATTTGAAACGCAATACAGCTTGTTCTCTTGGGTCATTCAGCTGTTCTATTGCCGCCTCAATCTTTTTCAGTTTCTTTACCGCCGCCGAATATGTTGTTTTGTACTGCTCGCGTAGGTCAACTAACTTACAAATCAGTTCCGACTTGTCCGATGTTTTTCCGCCGCGGGGAGTATCATTGACAACGGATGTAATTTTATTTATTTGTGATTCTAAGCTGATTATTTGTTTTTCAATACTTTGAACATTATTTAAAATTTTTCGATATTCTTTTAATTCTGCTATTTTCAACGATATATCCCCCTGTTTCGTAACTGATTTGTGATTTTTAGTTTTTCAGCAATAAACGGTGTTGACCGTTCTTACTGACGACGTATAGATATTCCGGCGTTTCCTTTTCAATCTTCCAGTTTTCCGGTTTCAATCCATGCTCGGCAAGAAATATCTTCTGTCGCCTGTTCTGTTTTATCAATCCTTTCAACTCTTTGCATCTTCTTCACAATTTACTACTTCTCTGTTCCATATGCACAGAACATCTTTAAATGCAATATCTGCCGCCGTCATATCACTTTCTATCGCTTTTAGCACCAATGTTAATGCCGCCGCAATAGCCGGCGTTACTGCATTACTCATGGGATTTATAACGTCCTCCATTTCCGCTATATAATTTACTATTAACTCTCTGTGTATTTTCTTCACTTCGTTCATTTGCTCGTTCATAGCTTTCTGTTTGTCTTTACTTACTTTGTAATTTACAAAAATGCGATTTAATTCATATGTTTTGCGGATAATAAAATCTTCTTTTTCCTGTTTGTTCATTTTATGTTGTTCCTGCTCTTCGCGTTGTTCCTGCTCTTCGCATGGCTCGTATTTCGCATGAAATACGTCCGGCTTACACGGATAATATTCGCCACGCAATCCTCGAATGATGTAATCGCCTACATCTGCTCTCATTTCGCCGTTAAATGTGGATATTACCGGAATACCAAATACAATATTAACGTTTTCTGTGTTGGTAAATTGCAAAATTTCTGCGGCATTTTTTCCTGTCCATTCCACCGCCTCAATTTCGCAAGGCTTTGTTATATATTTCATTTGTTAATTCCTCCGTTTTTTCTTCTGTCATTTTGTTTCATTCTTTGAAGTGACTGTTTCCACGAATTTCGTATTATGTTATATTCTCTGTTTGATGTATCAATCGCAACAATAGAATTTCTTAATTTTTTCTTGTTCATACTGACATCTAAAATATCGCGACTTCCGGCAAACGTCAGTACATAAACCTGTTTTTTGTACTGACGTGCATAATCGATAATACATTCATTTAACAATGCTTGAAATGTCATTTGTGACGTTATGCGTTTCAAATCACCCGCCTTTAATTTTCGTATATATGGTTTCCCGTACTTTGATTTATATTTTCTCATTTACTTGTCTACCTTTCTTGTTTTTTTATAATCATCTGTATCTGTAATAGATAACTCTTTTAAATTGTCTGCAAAACAATCGTCACTGTTTTTGTTGGTGATTTGCGAAAAATAAATATATCGGTGTCTGTTGGTATATTTTTTGTAAAACCTATCAAATACCCAACGGCATTTTTTTTGACAAAAACCGTAAAAGTTTTCCGGTGTTGCATTTTCGACCATATCAATAATTGCCCATATTGCAATCAAACATTCCTGCTTGAAATCATCTATATCCGCCTCGCCGAAAGATACGTTGTGATACATATTTCGGTATATGAATATATCAATATTTTTTTCAGCATTTTCTTTAAACAGTTCTCTTGCCTTATGGTTTTCCGGTAACCCGTAGGCCGTGTTAGTATCCCATTCCAAATTATCAATACGATTATTATTGGGATTGCCGTCTAAATGTTTTACCTGTCGGCTGTTCCCCGTCGGCTCTCCTTCAAAAGTTAATAATACAAGTTTTGCAACACTTCTTCGCACTTGACTTTTACCGTTTCTTAATCTCACCATTAAACAGTCATTATTCCCTATGTATTGCGACATAATTACGGACGGATATGTACGTGTATTAATATATCGCTTCTTGCTCCGTACCTGTCCGTAGTTACTGACTTGGTATACCCCCTTAAACTCCTCTATGTCTTTCCACACTTCGCGCATACTTCACCGCCTCACCACTTGACCGCCTCATTAAATCGTTTTTTTTGTTCGGCTTGTGATAATTGGGTATATATTTGCGTAGTATCAATACTTCCGTGCCCCAACAAATCTTTTAACAACGACATATCTACGCCATTGTTTAACGATTGTATAGCAAAAAAATGTCTGAACGCGTGCGGATGCATTACTTCTTTCCGTATTTGATATTTTTCAGCGAAGTCTTTCAAACGTGAATCAACGCTCCTTGTAGTCATATGCTGTCCTTTTTTTTGCCCCGGAAACAGCCACCGTCCTTGCACACCTGCAAAATATTCCTTGCTTTCTGAAATCAGTCTATCCGGCACCCAAATGCGCCGACTATGACACTTGGTGTCTAAATCGATATATCCGTCCTCCAACGTTTTTTTCTCGAATCGGACAAACTCGCTGACCCTTGCGCCTGTTTGTCCTAAAAAACGGACCATCCAATACCCTTTCATCTTGTTGTCCGCTTTTAGGCATTTCAACAATTTGTTATATTCTTCTACGGATATAACATTGTCAACGAAACTCTTTTTTTGCACCGGCAATTTGCTCACATTCAGCTTTGTTCCTTTGAATTTTGCAAATGCCATTAAACCCGATAATCGTAAATTTATCGTTTTAGGTGTCTTTCCCTCGTCTTTCAGTTCCTGTATCCATTTTTCAACGTTACTGTCATTCAGACAATCGTAATGTGAAAAAAAATCACTCACTGAAAATACATAGGAATACGCTGTATTATGTGACCGCCGTTGTTTCGATAAAAACGCCTCAAACTCGGGCATCTCTTTGTTCTTTAGGCGCTCGATTTCCGCCGTCTGTATATCGTTGTTTAATATAATATTCGACTGTGAAATATTATTCTGCGGATTTGACGTATTTATAATATTTATAACTACATTACCACCTTGGGAACCTTGCGGTAATGCCTGCATTATTTGATTTAATATTTCCGTTTCGTTCATATCCTCACTCACCTTTTTTAATGATTATCAAACATATGAAACATTCTTCGCCAATTCCAAACATCATTGAAATACATTGGCGTGAACCAATAGCAGCTATTTTCGTTTGTCATTGTCATTTCATACATTGCCTCGGTGTCTGTTGTTGGTTTTGCAAGTGAATCGCCAATCTTGACATATCCTGCACAGCCTAACAGTGACAGCTGTATATAACACATTTTTGCCGTTACCGCATCTAAATCTTGACCTACAAATAAAATTTGATTTTGCCAATTAAACTGCTTTTCCGCCGCAGTATTGGCAAACGCAATCAGTAACGCCCCTGCACCACAGGCGGGGTCATTTACTGACGCAAATCCATTCGCTTTTATTTTTCTTTCTATGTCGTCTATCTGCAATATCGCCATTGCTTTGCATACACTGTACGGGGTGAAAAATTGTCCTTTCCAGTGGTTCCCTAACCCTAATTCCATATACAACTCTCCGAGGAAATCACAGTCCCTGTTTTCCTCCATTCCATTAATGACGTGACCTGCCATTTCTGAAAATATTGGCTGTTCATTCTTTGTGTACTTGCGAATAATTTGCATATACATTTCTTCTCTCTGTTTGAAATGTACCCTATCTATTCCATTTGATATAGCACAGGCAAACATTGATATGAAATCAGCGTATATTTCCCATGTTTGATATTTACCGCCGAATTTCTGAATACACTTCACAAACTCGGCTTGATGTTGATTTTTTATATTACCTCTCATTTCTGTGCCTTTTGTTCCCTTCTTCTATATCATTTCATTTCCGTACTGTTTTAGCGACCCGTATACCGTCGCTACCGCGATATTTAATTCTTCGCTGATTTCTTTAATCGTGAACCCTTGGTTTTGCAAAAACACAATTCTGTTGTGATATATATACCGTTTATTGTTACTTCGTGACTGTGGTTGCGGTTGTTCACCGTTGCAGATGTACACCCATTTAGGGCATACACCTTTTTTTAGCGCGTCGGTGACATTGTGCCACGCCTCACTGATACAGGTCACGGAACAAAGTTGTATTGAAAATGGTTTCCCACTGTTTTCGTCGATTTTTTCGTTCATCATTTTTCCACATACTGAACAATATGTCTTTCTCATTTTTGCTCCTCCGTTTTCAACTCAATCCATATCAGTGCTAAAGTTTCGTCAGCGTCGTATGAGTTGCCGTTGTATTCTGTTTTGGTATGTTCACGCAATAAGACTCCCTTCTTATCACGGTAAATGCAAGTTACCGTGATATATTTGCGGTCGGAGGGGGTTACATCACTGTCCCATCCCTTCGCTTTAAACGTGTCACCGACTTCGACAGTGTCGAAGTCTTTTCTAAATATTTCGATATTTTCACAATTCGTATAATACGCGTACAATGGCGCTTCTTTCATTGCTCTTATTTCCATTTTGTTTTTTCCTCTCTTTCTTCTCAATCGATTGGGATTTAGTCGGTTATTTCAATTTGACCGCCCATATCCAAAAATCCGTCTTTCAAATTTCGTTTGAAACCCTCGCTCAACGTTCCACCGAAATCTGCCAACTGTTGCATATCGAAATACATAGCCATTATTATCCCAACGCATATACCCGATACAACCACATATACATTTGGTTCTAACGGATTATCACGATAATAATATTCCGGTGCGAATTCATCACGAAATACATCTAAATATTTTTCCTGTATTATCATTATTTTTCCGTCTGCCATAACAAACATTTTGTATGTTTGTTTACCGGACGTCAGCGAATATTTTAACGGCTGTAACTCTTTCAACTCGTCAACATCAATAACCGGTTGTGGGTTTTCTGTGTTATCTGTCAACGTAAAAATATCTTTGACCTCATTGTCACCGCCTATTGCAGTAAAATAATCATCAACCGTCCATTTCGGACAAATTCCTTGCACCATAACCGCTACGTGACCCTCGGATAAAAATTTATATCCGCCGTATGACAGTAGCATTATTTGACGATTTTTCTTGCATAATTTCAGTATGTATTCTAAATTCATTCTGTCGCCCCCTGTCAAAATGTTACGGCAATGTTCAGCACCGCCGCCGCAATCCAGTATATTGTGTGTCGCCAATCACCTGTAATTGTATACGGTATAGCTGATGCACCCTGTAGGACTATCAGTGCCAACGGCAATATTTTCTCTTTGCTCATTTTTATACCCCCTCAACTCTTGTGCCGTCCTCATACTCTAAAAATCGGACAGCCCCGTCATATTTCACTTCGTAACCTGCAATATCTTCGGGCATTAAAAATTTCTTCCCGTAAATATTCTTCATATCGTCCCACACATCAAATGGGACTGAATAAAATTTGTCCTGTATATTTATCGCCACAAACGTAATGGCTCCAAAATCCTTCTGTTCTCTTAGCCACTCCATTTGCGTATCTGTTACCGCATTTCTTTGTATACGGCTTTTCTGCGTGCTTTTCGCCTCAAATGCAATAGCACGACCGCCGTACAATACACCCTTGAAATCCGGCTCTGCACGGCCTGTAAAACGACCGCTGAATTTATTCCCTGTTGTTTTTTTCGTAACTATGTACGGCTCATTGACTTTATTTATTATCGCCACCTCTTTTTGGCGGTAATAATTACAACCTCTCATCAATAACCCCTCAAACGCTCTGCCACGTGCCGAACTCACTTTATTTCTCAAAATTTGTTCGCCATTGTTATTATTTTCATTTGTTAATTCGCGGAATTGCTCCGCTGTCATTCTTTCCATAATGTTTACCTCTCTTTTTTGATTTCATTTTGTTTAACATTACACATTTTTCAAATGATTTAATATCTTCCGCCGTTGCTCTCGGTGCGTTTCCGCATATCCGAATTATGCACGGTGTATCTTCGTATTTACAACCGTTACAACCGTCATTCATTTTTCAACACCGCCTAACCATTACATACTCTTGGTACGGAAAACCGCTGAAATCGTGGAACCCGTCAAACCTATGTATTATTTCATAGTGTTTTTTCGCTCTCGGTGTGCTTGTCCACCTTTCAGCTTTCACAATTCTGTATTTTATTTTTGGTTTTTTCATATTCCGACTGCTTGTGAAATCTTTTTCGGATTTTTCACTGTCGCCCTTGACAAAATACATTGCCAAATCATACATTGAATCAGTGTATATATTTTCTATATGCACCTTTCCGTATTCCCACAGGTTTATTATTATGCCTATATCGAATACGTTTTTTATTATTAAATGGTGGTGCAAGCCGCCCTTAATACCCCTTTCGGTCATTGCCGTGTAGGTCAGCGGTATATTTTTTTTCTTCAACCTATCTCGTAACCGCCTAATAAATCGGCTACGGTGTTTTTTTGCCACTAACATACTATCGGGACGTTCACACCGTCTGTATGTCAATGTTATCCACCAATCTGTTTTTTTGAAATTTGTACATATAGCCCATACAATTCTTTTTTTCTTCAACAACTCATTTCTTCGTCGTTGTACTTCTGAACACTCATTCCAATTTGGACCTCTTGGTATATTTTTCTTCCCATATCTCGCCGAAAAACCTTTCTCTTTGAAAATGTGTTCTCCGGCAATGATTGTTTTCTCTATGTATGCCATATATCTTTTTTCTTTTCTCGTCCTAAATTTAATTACTTAAACAAGTTATAAAACCTTGAAAAATCAAGGTTTTTTTAACTTTTTTGCTTGATTATTTTTTGACTATATGGTATAATAGATATGTGGGTATCTTTATACCATATAGTATTTATTGAAAAAATGGTGGTTCAGCATAACCGCTATTTTTTTTGTGCCAATTCATCAAATGTCATCTGCACTGTCTTGGGCGGTGGTGTTCGTGTTACAGGTTGTTTTGCCTGTCTGCACTTGCGGCAGATAAAGCCGCCTGTCGGGGTTACCGCCCCCACTATTTTGACAGGGTCAACGTCTGTCAAATACCACTGCCCGCAGACAGTACATTGACTGTTATATGTTTTTCTTCTCATATCGCCGACACTTTCTTCTTAAATAACGGCAACACTTTCTTGCTCTCTGCTCCGCTGTTGGGTTGATTTATCAGTGCAAGCACTTGGTCTGTTTCTCTAATAAATCTTTGTCGTGGACTTTCAATGTCCTTTCTATTTTTTTTATTACTGAGCAAATCGTCAAGCATTTGCAACGCCATATGCTGACCCTGTTCATTCAGTTGTTCTATTCGTTCTATGTATTTATCGTACATTATTTATCCTCCTATATTTTCTGCGTAGTTATAATGTAGTCAGCCGGATTTATATTATTTTTTATTAAAAAACTCAATACTGCATCTGTTTCCGACCGCCCTCTTACTTCTTCTTCGCATATGTATGTTTTTACTGGTAGTGGCTTTCTATATATTGCCTCTATCTTATACTTTTCTTTTTTTAATTGCTCTAATAATCGCTCTGTTACTGTCATTTCGCACCTACTTTCTTAATGCCATTGCTATAATGAACACTCCAAACATCATACCCATTAAATAAAATATACCTATATATGGGTCACTGTTTTTCATTTTTTATCGTTCCTTTCTTCAGCTCGCAGGCACATAGGAACCGCCCTATCAGATTTCATTAAAATTTCAAAATGTATTAAGGGGGGTACTATTCGGGCGGTTCGTATCTGCCTGCGAACCTATTTTAACTATGCTGTTTTGTCAAACAGATAATCATATTTCGGATTTATCTGTAATTCGTGTGCAAAATCCGAAATATTTTTACCTGTTATAATCTTGCACATTTCGTCATTTGTCGGACTATGTGCATTAATATCTATTTCTATTCGGGTTTCCATTGTTTTCTCTCCTCTCCGCC